CTTGGATTCGGCAACTTTGAGGGAAAACGTTGTTTCGTTAGCAAGAAATATAGGATATGTCCCACGCTCCAGAAGCGCCGCTAAGGCATCTGTAAGTTTTGAGGTAGAAACTAGCGCATCAACCCCAACATTGACCTTAGAGGCGGGTTTAGCGTGTGTAGGATCGGCAAATGAGTCAAATTATATCTTTTCAATCCCAGAAAACATCACAACAACCGTAAATTCTGGAAAAGCAACGTTTTCTGAAATCGATGTCTATCAAGGAACGTTTGTAAGAAACAGTTTTGTTGTTGACGGATCGTTAGATCAGAGATTTATCCTCAATAATTCCTTCATTGACACGTCAACCATTACTGTTTATGTAAAAGGGACTAGTGATTCTGGTCTTGGTAGAGAATATCAGTTAGTTGACAATATTTTAAACCTCAATTCCTCTTCTGAGATCTATTTGATCCAAGAAGTTCAGGATGAAAAGTATGAACTTCTTTTTGGAGACGGATATTTCGGCAAAAAACTGGAAAATGGAGCAATAATTACCGTTACCTACATTATTACTGATGGTATTGAAGGTAATGGTGCTTCAAACTTTGCATTTTCCGGTAGATTCTTAGATTCTCTGAATAATGTCGTTGTTCCAACGAATTCGATAACGATAACAACAAACAATAAGGCGTCTAACGGCGGCGATATTGAGGCAATTGACTCAATTAAGTATTTTGCCCCTAGACTGTATTCCTCGCAGTATAGAGCGGTCACAGCGAGGGACTACGAAGCGATTATTCAGATGATCTATCCCAACACAGAGTCAGTTTCTGTTGTTGGTGGTGAAGAGTTGGATCCACCACAGTTTGGTAACGTTTTGATTAGCATCAAACCAAAGAATGGTGACTTTGTATCAGACTTTGATAAGGAAACAATCGCATCAAAACTGAAAAATTACTCATTGTCTGGTATTAATCAACAGATTATTGATCTTAAGGTTCTTTATGTTGAGATCGATTCTGCCGTTTACTACAATACATCACAGGTTTCCAATGTAAATGACTTGAAAACCTCTGTTATTGATACGTTGAATACATTTGCCACTTCCAACATCAATAAGTTTGGTGGTAGATTCAAGTATAGTAAGGTTTGTCAAACCATTGATAACGTAAACAATGCGGTTACTTCTAATATTACTAGAGTTAAGATTAGAAGAAACTTAAAAGCATTGATCAACCAGTCTACTCAGTATGAACTTTGTTTTGGAAATCAATTCCACTACAATACAAGTGGATTTAATATTAAGAGCACAGGATTTACTCTTGCAGGGAGAACGGGAACTTTCTATTTCACAGACGTTCCTGGAGAGAATGGAATGGGAGTTCTATCAGTCGTAAAAGAATCTACAACTGATGGAAGTGTTATTGTGGAAATTAAGTCTGCTGGAACAGTAGATTATACTAAAGGTGAAATTATAATTAACACTTTAAATATCACATCAACAGTAAAAGAAAACAACATTATTGAGATTCAGGCATTCCCAGAATCAAACGATGTTATTGGTCTCAAGGATCTCTATTTGAGTTTCTCAGTTGCCGATAGCAAGATAAATATGCTTAAGGATACTATTACGTCTGGTGAACAGATATCCGGTGTCGGATATAAAACGACTTCTAGCTACTTAAACGGAGAACTAAAGAGGGTATAAGATGATAAAAACTGGATTTGAGACGAGGGTAAAAGTTCAGCAAATTATTGAGAACCAATTACCAGAGTTTTTACGTTCTGAAAGTCCTAAAGCAGTAGATTTTTTAAAGCAGTATTATATTTCACAGGAATATCAGGGTGGTCCAGTAGACCTCGCTGACAATTTAGATCAATATTTGAAGATTGATAATCTTACTCCAGAAGTTCTTAATGGTTCTCCAACTATTACTTCTGACATTTCCTCTACTTCTGATACTGTTCAAGTATCATCAACTAAAGGATTTCCTTCACAGTATGGTTTGTTTCAAATTGATAATGAAATTATCACATATACTGGTATAACTACGAACAGTTTTACTGGGTGTGTAAGGGGATTTAGTGGAATTACGAATTATGAATCATCTTCTGATCCAGAAGAGTTGGTTTTTGCCACCACAAGTGCAGCATCACATACCTCTGGTTCTTCAGTAAAGAATTTAAGCGTTCAATTCCTGAAAGAATTTTATAAGAAACTCAAGTATTCCTTCACTCCAGGTCTTGAAGACGTTGATTTTGTATCAGACCTGAATGTAAATAACTTCATTAAAGAAGCAAGATCACTCTACGAATCAAAGGGAACAGAAGAATCATTCAAAATCCTCTTCAATGTTCTCTACGGTGTAACACCAAAAGTAGTAGATCTTGAAGATTATCTGCCAAAACCTTCTTCTGCAAGATTTTTAAGAAGAGAAATTGTTGTTGCAGAAAGAATTTCTGGAGATCCTCTGAAACTGGTTGGTCAAACAATCAGAAAGTCTACTGATTCTGATACCAAGGCTTCTATTTCCGAAGTTGAAATCTTTAGCAGATCTGGTATTTCAACCTCATATTATAAGATTGGTCTGTTTGTCGGATATAGCGATGCTGATCTGATTGAGGGAACTTTTACGATTCAACCAAAAGTTACTGCCATGAGCGCAGTATCTGTAGGATCAACAGTAATTACAGTAGATAGCACGATTGGATTCCCATCTTCAGGAACTTTAGTTTCTGGAGATAACTCAATTACCTACACTAGCAAGACTGTAAACCAGTTTTTAGGTTGTAGTGGTGTTGGGACTGCAATCGCTGTTGCTGGAGAGATCAGATCTTCTGAGGTTTATTATGGATATGAGGATGGAGACACTACTAAGAAAGTAGAATTTCGTCTCACTGGTGTTCTTTCTCAGTTTAAGACTATCAGTGATATCAAACTAGCAGCAGAAGGTGAGGTCGTTTATGTTAAGAATGTTGGGGAAAAGATTTTAAATCCAGAAAACGATAAGACTTACAAAGAACTTTTTGCAAATAGTTGGATTTACAATACAAGTTGCAGATTTGAAGTAGAAAGTATTAGTGGATCAAACTTTGTTTTAAAGTCTGATATTGATAAGTCTAGTTTAAGAGTAGGAGATTCTGTAGATATTCTTTTGGGTTCTACTCAAAATGTAGATCACTCCAATGCCACCGTTGCTTCAATATCTGGAAGACAGATAACTCTGAATAATCTTACAGGTTTTACTTACAATTCCACTCTCGATTATTCTATCAGAAGAAATCTGAAGAAAGCAACCAGTTCTGGCACTCCTATTTTCTATGGAAACAATGTATTAACTAGTGATGTTCAGAATGTTTATAATGAAAATGATGAGTATTTTTATGTTGCTTCAAACTCACTTCCATCATATGATATAACAAAGTCAATATCGAAGGCAGTTTTAGCATCTGCTAGTGGATCTGCTTTAGATGGATACAACGCTGTAACAGATAAGTATAGTATTCTTTCCTTCAGTTCTAGTGTTCCCTTTATCACTGGAGATGAGATTTACTACACTGCAGAAAATGATACTCTTACTGGAATTTCTGAGGGTAGTTACTATGTAAAAGTCCTAAGTCCAAATAATAAAATTAAATTATATCTTTCTAGATCATTAATAGTAACTGATACTCCAATTGAATTTAATTCTTCTGGTTCTTCTGGATCACACACCTTTGTCTTAATTTCTCAAAAAGATCAATCAATAAATCCACAGAAAAATCTTTTTAAATTCCCCAACAAGAAGAATATAAAATTTGGAAACAATATTAAAACTATTCCAGGATCTGTTGGTTGTTTAATCAATGGTGTTGATGTTGTAAACTACAAATCTCAAGATAAAATCTATTATGGACCAGTAGAGTCTTTGAGACTTTACAATGGTGGTACAGACTATGATGTCATCAATCCACCAACAGTTAATGTAGTAAATCCCGGAACTGGAACCACTGCACTTTCTAGAGCAGTTGTAGTTGGGGATGTCAAGGAAGTTATTGTAGATCCTCAAGATTTTGATATCAAGAGAGTTGTATCTACAACAATTACAGGTGCTAATGGATCTGGTGCAATATTAGAACCCGTGTTGGAGAAGAGGCAGCGTGAAATTAAATTTGACGCTCGTCCCCATTACGAAGGTGGTGGTGTAAACATTTACACAGATACAATTGAATTTTTGGGTGTTCACAACTTGCTGAGCGGCGAACCCCTTCTGTATGATAAAGATTTAAATAATGCTCTCGGTGTAGGAACTTATCTTGGAAGTAATTTAGACCTTGGAACAAAATTAAATGAAGAATCTATATACTATCCAGAAGTTGTAAATACGACGACAATAAAACTGTATCCAACCCTGGCAGATTATAATGCGGGTATTAACACCGTAGGATTCACAACTTCTAATGCTCAAGGTATTCACAAATTCAAAACACTCAATTTAAAGAATACTCTTAGATCTATTAAGGTTCTTAACTCGGGAAGTGGATACGAGAATAGAAAGTTAATCGTCAAACCAGAAAATGTATCTTATGTTGAGGATAAAATCAACTTTGATAATCATGGATTTAATGACGGTGACCTAGTTGTATATACAACTGATGGTACAGAGATCTCTGGTCTTTCAACATCTGTAAATTACTTGATCATCAAAGAAAATGACGATAGTTTCAGATTAGCAAATGCTGGTGCTGGTGGAACTATTACTTCAAATTATGATCGTAGAAATTATGTAAAACTTTCAAGTAGCGGTGTTGGATATCAAAACTTTGCATACAAACCAATTGAGTTAACCGTAAATGTAGAATATGATGGTATTACTGGCGTTGTAACTGCAACTCCTATTGTCAAAGGTTCTATAGTTGATTTGTATCTTTATGAGAAAGGAACTGGATATGGATCCGACGTTTTAAATTTCCATAAAAAAGCAACAGTATCATTCAAGAATGGAAAAGATGCTGAAATCACACCCATTGTATCTGGCGGAAGAATAGAAAAAGTCTTGATAGGTAATGCTGGCGTAGAGTATAACTCTGCTCCTGTGTTAACTGTTATTGGAACTGGAACTGGAGCAAAACTGAGAGCTGTAGTATCTGCAGGAAAGATTACCCAAGTTGTCATAATTAATCCAGGAATTGGATATGACAATAACACAACCATAAGTGTAGTATCCAACGGAAGAAATGCTTTTGCAGAGTCTGAAATTAGATCCTTAACTGTAAATAATGCTGTTAGATTCTCCAACGAAGTTCTTTTAGATAACCCATCAAATACACAAGGTGTAGGGTATGGATTAGTTGGATACACTACCAGTATTGTTTCTGAATTTGCGGATAATGGAGCAAACCACTCACCACTAATTGGATGGTCATTTGATGGAAATCCAATTTATGGTTCTTATGGATATAGTGACTCCAATGATATCAACTCATCTGTAAAAGTTATAGAATCCAGTTATGTATTATCTACATCCAGTGTTGTAGATAGACCATCAGGATTTGCTTCTGGATTCTTTGTTGAAGACTATAAGTATGATGACTCTGGAGATTTGGATCAATACAATGGAAGATACTGCAAAACACCAGAGTTTCCAGATGGTGTATACGCATACTTTGCATCTATCTCACCAACAAACTATGCTTCCACTTTCCCATATTTTGTAGGAAATTCATACAAGTCTTTACCAATAAATCAAACTTTAGATCAAGAATTTGATTTTAATAATTCAAATCTTATAAGAAATACTTATCCATACAAATCTGCAGACAGATATTCCAATAATGATTTTATTGTAGAACCATATGAGATTGTTCCACAAAAGTTAACTATTGATTCTGTAACAAAGGGTAGTGTAACCCAATTCCTCATCAATGAGGATGGAAGTGGATATGCTGTTGGTGATTCTGTAGTATTTGATAATACTGGAACAAATGGTTCTGGAGTATCTGCCGATGTTAGATATGTAACTGGAAAGACTATATCTGATGTAACAACATCTCTCATTTCATACCAATCTGCAAAGATAGTTAGAAGGGATGATAACACCGTTTCTCTTCACATAGATCCAGTGAATAGTATTATCAATAACGATAGTATTATTCTTTCTGGATTATCAACATCCATTTCAAGACTAACAAATTCTCACATTGCTGGTGTTTCCTCAGAAACTGCCTATTTAATCAAGGAAGTTCCATCAAATACAACGGCAGGAGTAGTCACCGACATTTATGTTTCAAGAATTCCAGTAACAGTTTCTACTGGATCAACGATTGCTATTGGAACTGAGAGAATGTCAGTTCTCAATACATTCCCAGACAACAGTGTCATAAGAACTGTGAGGGGTGTTGCTGGAGCTGCTCATACAGCATCTACAGAGTTTACAGTATATGATGGTAAGATCACTATCCCAGTGTCTACCGCACATTTTGACTCCAAACTTAATGATACTGTATATTTCAACCCAACACATTCGTTGGGTATTGGAACTGAGACTGGAATCTCTACATCCACCAATTATGTTATTGGCGATAGATCCATCACAGTATCAGTCCCAACACAAAGCATCTATCTTCCCAATCACCCATTCAAGACTTCTCAGGAAGTAATTATTCGTAGAGGAGTTGGAAATTCAATTTCAGTATCTGATACTCCTACAAGTTCACTTGTCAATATGCCATTGACTGGTGACAATCAAACCTTGTATGTGATCAATAAGTCTAAAGACTTTATTGGATTAACAACTCAGATTGGTTTGAGCACTAGCACAGATGGATTGTATTTCAGATCTTTTGTTGCCAATGGAGATGAAAAAGACTATAAGTATTCAATCGAATCAAACTTTACTCAGGTTACTGGAAAAGTTGAGAAAGTAAGATCTGTTGTTTCAGTATCAACTGCCCATTTATTGGCAAACAACGATGTAATCAATCTTAGTGTTAAACCAAACAGATCTATAGGAATTGGAGATTCCACAGCAATCTACGTCAAGTACAATTCCGATCATAATAAACTTCTGATTAACCCAATTGGTTTCTCATCATCTTCAGTTTCAACATCAACCAATAGATTATCTCTCGGCAGTCATGGGTTAAAAACTGGGCAAAAAGTCTTCTATAATGCTTCTGGTGACCTTATAAGCGGTCTCACAACTGGTGCATATTATGTCTATAGAATAGATGATAATAACATTCAGTTGGGAGAAACATTACTTGATGTTAAGAGTGATTCACCAAACATCGTAAGTATTGCATCTACTGGTGGTCCATCTCACGAAATTTCACTAATCAACCCCCAAATCAAAGTAATTAGAAATAATGATTTAGTATTTGACTTATCAGATACTACACTCTCTGGATATGAACTTAAAATCTTTGAAGATGATAACTTCTTCAATCAATTTGTTTCTACAGGATCTACAACCACGTTTAGTGTAACTGGCGTTGGAACAGTTGGATCTGGTTCAACTGCAACATTGACTCTCAATTACAATAATTCATTACCAACTAAACTTTATTATGCTTTAGAAAACTCTGGTCAAATTAGCACTGCTGATAGAAAAGTAACTAATAATAATGAAATATTATTTGAAAATAGTTCTTATGATGGATCTTATGTTATTTCTGGAGTTGGAACAACAACCTTTACTTTATCTCTCAGATCTATTCCAGAGACTCTAAATTACACTCAAAGTAACACTGATGCGTTAAAGTATTCAACATCTTCCTCTACAGCAAGAGGTGGAGTTGCTGCTCTGAATGTAACCGATAATGGTCTCAATTACAAGAAACTTCCTAAGTATGTAAGCATTGCTTCTACTCAAGGAACTGGAGCAGATATCATACCAGAGTCTTCAAACGTCGGTAGAATAAATGAAGTCACAATTCTCGACCAAGGATTTGATTTCTCTGCAGACAAGACGTTAAGTCCAGAGGCATATGTTTCCCCAACAATCAACGTAATTAACAGAGACGTTATCAAATCTGTTGACATCGTATCTGGAGGATCTAATTATACAACAAGTCCAGATCTTGTTATTGTCAATCCAGAAACTGGAACTGCGTATAGCAATGGATTGATAGAAGCTAGAATACAGGGATCTTCAATTGCTTCTGTTGATATCATAGAAGCACCTAGAGGTTTAACTAGCATCGTTAACAAAGTATTTGCAATAAACAATAGTAATGGTGTTGGCATTAAGAGTTGCCTGACTTCAGTATCTGGATTAGTAACTTGTATATTGACGACACCAATTACTGGATTTACAACGGATGCTTTCACTGTTGGTGAAGAGATCTATGTTGAAAATATACAGAAGTTTGGAACTTCTGGAGAAGGATTCAATTCTTCAGATCTTGGATACAAATTCTTTGAGGTAACTGCTTACAGAAATAC